CTCCTTACACCAGATATTGGTTGTAAATGATGGCACTGATTCTTATGTAACTCAATATCCATTCCTGTCAAACAATAGCGTAACTGGAATTGGAACTTTCGGAGCTGAAATATCTGGGTCAAACCTACTGGTCAAATTCTATCCTGACGCATCTATCACTGATACATTACTCATACAAACTTATAGTGAAGTCATTCAAACTGAAAGTGATTTAATAAACATTCCTGAAGGATTAACTTATGGAAGTATTACAGAGACTCTTGATATTTCAGCATACAATGGAAGAAATGGAAATAGAGTTAATCGTTTAGATTTTGATATTAAGCACGAAGGTAATCCAATCTTTGAGAAGACATTCAATCCATCAGACACAGATGTATTAAATGCTTCTACTGGTGTATTCAAAATTAAGGATCACTACTTCAATACTGGAGAAAAACTGCTCTACTCTTCAGCATCTTCCTTCACAGGTAGTTCTGCAAGTGATATTCAAGTCTCTGGTGCTAGCAGTCTTCCTAATGAAGTTTATGCAATTAGGGTTAACAATGATGAATTTAAATTAGCAACCAGTGAGTCTAATGCAAATTCTGGTGTAGCAGTAACATTTAGTTCCGCTGGAAGTGGAAATGCACACAAACTTGAGATGAATAAGAAGATGGAAAAATCCATCGTCACAATTGATGGTGTCGTCCAAAGTCCAATTGCTTTCACTTCCCTAAATTACACTCTCACGGATAATGGTGGATCTATTGGTGCAGCAGCAACATATTTCTCGATTTCTGGTATATCTTCCATTTTACCTGGAGACCTTCTTAGAATTGATGATGAGTATGTAAAGGTCGATTCAGTAGGACTTGGCACAACCTCAGTTGGACCAATCACTGGAACTGGATCATTCAACTTAATCAAGTCTGATAGAGGATTTGTTGGGTCTTCTGCAACAACTCATAATGATGGAGCAACTGCTAGAGTTTATATTGGATCTTTCAATATTGTTGGAAGTAAGATATTCTTCACTGAGCCTCCTAGAGGAAATAGCACAGATGCTGTAGATGCAAGTAACATTCCAACCCCAAGATCATCCTTCGGTGGTAGAGTTTATCTTAGACAGGATTATTCGACTAACCAAATTTATGACAATATTTCAAAATCATTTACAGGTATTGGTCAAACATATACATTAACCGTTGGTGGTGCAAACACAACTGGAATTGAAACGGGAAGTGGGGTATTATTCATTAATAATATTTTCCAAACACCAACTACTGAAAACAATGTTGGAAATAACTATAGTTTCTCTGAGAATGTTGGAGTATCAAGTGTAATATTCACTGGAATTACTACTTCTGGAGGAATCTTAATTTCTGACTATGATGTAAATCAAAATCAGTTGCCAAGAGGGGGAATTATTGTTTCCTTAGGTTCTACTCCTGGTTTAGGATACGCACCTCTTGTTGGAGCATCCGTAACTGCAGTTGTAGGTGCTGGAGGATCAATTGTATCTGTTGGTTTGGGTAGCACGGATATTATTGGATCTGGATATAATGGAATAGTTTCAATTGGAATTTCCGTATATGAAAGTGGACATGTTGGAGATGTTGCTTCTATCACTGCATCCGTTGGAGCTGGAGGAACATTAACATTTAATGTTGGATCTGGCGGCACTGGATATAGTAGTCCTGCAATATTTGTATCAGAACCATCATATGAAGATTTAGAAGTTGTTGGAGTATCTAGAGTAGGTCTTGGAGCAACTACAGATACTGGAACTGGATTATTAGTATCACTGGATGTATCAGCAAGTAGTAGAACTGGAATCGGATCTACTCTATTTGAAGTATCATCATTTAAGATTTCTAGACCTGGATATGGATTTAGAGTTGGGGATGTGTTTACTCCAGTCGGTCTTGTAACTGATAGAAACGTTCCTTCTGCCGTAGAGCAGTTTGAGATAACAGTTCTTGATACATTCTCAGATTCATTCTCTAGTTGGCAATTTGGTGAATTAGACTTCATTGACCCAATTGACACCTTAATTAATGGGTCTAGAGTTAGATTCCCATTATATTACAATGGAAATCTTCTGAGTTTTGAAATTGATACAGATGATGACATATCCTCTCAGATTGATATGAATTATGTGTTGTTGATATTCATTAATGGAGTAATTCAGGAACCAGGAGTAAGTTATACTTTCGAAGGAGGCACAACATTCTCATTCACAACTCCTCCTCAGATAGGCGATAATGTTGATATCTTCTTCTATAGAGGAACTCGTAATACTGATAGTTTAACAGTACAAGTAAATGAAACCATAAAACCAGGTGATTCTATTCAGATTCAAAAGAATGTTAATATTGATAATACTGTTGCTCAAGATTTAAGATACATTAGCAATATTGTTGCTTCTGATACTTTAGAGACTGATATCTATACAGGTCTTGGTATTGATGAAACAAATTATAAACCATTTGATTGGACAAAGCAGAAAGTTGACTTCAACATTGGGGGAGAAACAATTTACAAGTCCAGAGATTCTATTGAAGCTCAGATTTATCCAACAGCGAGAATCATTGGAGATCTTTCCACATCTGATACTGAAATCTTCGTTGATGATGCACAATTCTTCAACTATGAAGAAAATGAGTCTTCTATTGTAATCAGTGATGTTAACGCTCTCATTGTTACTGGAAATGATCCAGTAGCAGCTGCAATAACAGCAGTAGTTTCTGCTGCTGGCACAATTAGTTCACTGTCAATTGGTGATGGTGGGTCTGGATATACTGGGTCCTCTGTAACATTATCCATTGCTGCTCCTAAGTCTATTGGAGTTGGTGTTGGCACAACTGCAACCGCAACTGCATCAATTACTTCTGGTATCATTACTGCAGTATCAATTACCAATCCAGGATTTGGATATACTACATCAAATCCACCAATAGTTCTTGCTCCAACATCTAATGTATCCTATGAAAACATTATCGAAATTGATACGGTACAAGGATTCTCAGGTATTATAACTGGCATTTCAACAACCACTGGAACTTCAGGAAATCCATTAGCAATTCAATTCTTCTTGAATTCTACTTCCTTTACAGGTCTTTCCACTGGATATCCAATCTATATCTTTGATACAACTGTTGGATCAGGTGTGACATCTATTGATACGAGTGATAGTGCTGTGGTTGGTATTGGCACAAGTTTTGCAAATAATATTTACACTATTCATACATTGAATACTCCTGGAGGATCCAATGCAAACATAATTGTAAATGTTGACTCTGGTACTAACACTACTGGATTATCAACCACTGGATCTACGACAAACCCTGTTGGAAGATTCTCTTGGGGTAGACTTTCTGGATTTACTAGAGCATCTTCTCCGATTTCAATTGGTGTTACTGGACTGACAGTTGACTCTGGATTGACCACATTCCCAACAATACAAAGAAGGGGATATGGATTAAGAGATACTGGAAGTTTGAGAAAAGATCTGGGATAGTTATAAATATAGAAAAAAGCTATTAAGATGGCGGCAATTGTAACAGATCAGTTTAGAATATTAAATGCGGAAAATTTTGTAAATTCTGTCAGTAATGATTCTAATTCTTATTATGTTTTTGTAGGATTATCAAATCCAACTGCATCTGGGTTTGGCAGAGACTCTGATTGGGATACTGATACTCCAACACCAACTGATAATTTTAATTACTCAAACTTTGTTGGAGACAGTATGATGTATGGTAAGAGGGTAACCTCTACCAATGTTAGAAGACTGGCGAAGAAAAATACTTGGGCTAGAGGCACAAAATATGAAATGTATCGTCATGATTACAGTCTGACTAATTTATCACCCATTACAAAGTCATCAAGACTTTATGATGCAAATTATTATGTAGTTAATAGTGAATATAAGGTTTATATTTGTATTGACAATGGATCTTCTGGTATTAATACAACGGGAAATGCATCATTAGACGAACCAACTTTCACTGATTTAGAACCATCTAAGGCAGGTGTTAGTGGTGATGGGTATATTTGGAAATATCTCTTCACCATTTCTCCAAGTGACATCATTAAATTTGATTCTACTGAGTATATTTCTTTACCAAATAATTGGGAGACATCAACAAATACACAAATATCTGCAGTTAGGTCTAATGCAAATTCTGATGTAAATGAGAATCAGATAAAGAAAGTTTATATTGATAATCGTGGTGCTGGTTATTCGCAGGGATCTCACGAATTAAACATTATTGGTGATGGTAGTGGTGCAAAAGTTGTTGTTGAAGTAAATAGCTCTGGAAACATAACCAATACTACGGTTTCTTCTGGTGGTAAAGGATACTCCTACGGTGTGGTAGATTTGGGGTCTATTAATGCAAGTTCTTCAACTAAAGCAAAGTTAATCCCAATCATCCCACCTTCAAAGGGACATGGATATGACATCTATAGAGAATTGGGTGCAGACAAAGTTCTTGTTTATGCAAGATTTGATGACTCTACTAGAGATTTTCCAATAGACACTAGTTTTGGTCAAATTGGAATTGTTAAAAATCCAACTTCTATTGGATCTACATCACTATTCACTGAGAATCAATTCTCTTCATTGGGATCAATATTATTCTCTTCGGTAACAGGGACTGTATCTATTGGAGATAGAGTCAGTCAGACAGTTACTAATGGCGTTGCAAAAGGATTTGTTTCTTCATATGATACTGAGACGAAAGTATTAAAGTATTTCCAAGATAGGTCCTTATTCTTAAATCAGACTACTTTTGATACTACAGATTATGTTGGAATTTCAACATTATCCAAAGTATTAGATTTCGAATCGAGTGGAAATGCTGTAACAACAACTGGAGGATTTTCAGGGTCAGTTAATACCAATTTTACAGGTATTACTACAAATCCAAGTGGATCCAAAGTTATTAGTCTTGGTTCTCAATTTACAAACGGACTTTCCTCATCTGAGATAAATAAAGGGTCAGGGGATATAATTTATCTTGATAACCGCCCCGTGATTTCAAGAAATTCTAGACAAAAAGAAGACGTTAAAATTATCCTGGAATTTTAAAAAATGCCACAGAAAACGAACCTCAATATAAGCCCTTATTATGATGACTTTGATAAGTATGACAATTTTTATAGGGTCTTATTTAAACCAGGATTTCCTATTCAAGCTAGGGAATTAACGACTTTACAATCAATTCTACAAAATCAAGTAGAGTCATTCGGAAGTCATATCTTCAAAGAGGGATCAATGGTGATCCCAGGAAATATAGCATATGATTCTGAATATTATTCTGTTAGAATAAATCAAGAGCATCTTGGAATTGATGTTGAGGCATATGCTTCAAGTTTGGTTGGCAAAAGATTAAGAGGTGAAACCTCAGATATTGTTGCAGTAGTAGACAAATATTTGCCAGTTTCTGATGTTGACGGAATCACAGATTTAACACTTTTCGTAAAATACTTATCATCAGGTACAGATAATGATGTAGCATACTTTACCGATGGGGAAGTATTAATTACGGATGATGCTTTTACATATGGAAATACTCCAGTAAGTGAAGGAGACACTGTTGCAACTCTGGTAGCACAAGATGCATGTGCAAGAGGAACTGCAGTTTCTATTGGAGCAGGTGTTTATTTTATTAGAGGCACATTTGTAGATGTTGCATCAGATAAGATAATTTTAGACCCCTATACTTCAAGTCCTTCATATAGAGTTGGACTGACAGTATCGGAAGAATTAATAACTGCAAAAGATGATTCATCTTTATTTGATAATGCAAAAGGATTTACAAACTATTCTGCTCCAGGTGCAGATAGATTAAAAATCTCAACAATATTATCCAAAAAGAGTTTGGGTGATTATGATGATAAAACTTTTATAGAGTTATTGAGAATTGAAAATGGTGAAATTAAAAAACTGCAGAATAAATCTGAGTATAGTATAATTAAAGATTATTTTGCTAAGAGAACTTACGAAGAGTCTGGTGATTATTCTGTTGGCAGATTTAATGTTGAAGTTAAAGAGTCATTGAATAATGGTCTGTCCAATGAAGGTGTTTATACATCATCACAGAAAACAGACAATGGAAATACTCCATCAGATGACTTGCTGGCAGTTAAGGTATCAGCAGGAAAAGCATATGTTAGAGGATATGATGTAGAAACGGTAGCAACTACTGTTGTCGATGTAGAAAAACCTAGAGATAAGAAAACTATTTCTCAGTCCTTAGTTCCATTTGAGTTTGGAACTTTGATGAGAATCAATAATGTTGTTGGTACTCCTTTCATTGGTGTTAATAACAACTCAAACACTGTATACCTGTATAGTCAAAGAAGAGCATCTTCTTCCAGTGGCACAGGTGTTGAAATTGGAGAAGCTAGAATATATTCCTTTAGTCTAACTGATGCTTCATACACTGATGATTCGACTGAATGGGATTTGTATCTGTTTGATGTGCAAACATATACAAAGTTAACATTAAATCAATCTCTAAACTCTTCACAATGTCCAGCAACATCATTCATCAGAGGTGTAAGTAGTGGAGCATCTGGTTATGTTGTAACTGCTGCCTCAGGAGCAGAGATAACTCTTACACAAACATCTGGAACCTTTATTGATGGTGAGCAACTTTTCATTAATGAGACTACTGAAATTTCTAGGT